TTTCGTTTCTGGTGCTCTTCGCCCAGGTACTAGCCCAGAGCAGATTCGTTCGCTTCGTGCTTCGGCTCCATCAGGAGACTGGCGACCAATCCGCGGGTCGCTTGAACTTGTAGCCGTATGCCAAGTGAATGTTCCTGGCTTCCCGATTGCTCGTGCTCGTGTAGCGTCTGGTGCTGTTATGGCTCTAGTTGCTGCTGGCGCGGCAACACTAGCCAAGATGAAATCTGACCCAGTAACCGAACTAAACGCTCGTATCAAGAAGTTGGAAGCCTACTCGGTTGCTGACAAACTTGACAAGGTTGAAGAAATCAAGGCTAAGTTCGCTGAGTTCAAGACCGCTAAGGAAGTAAACCTAGTTGTAAAGGCTCAAGAACTATCTGAGCGTTTTCAGGCTGTAACTGCTGGAGCACAAGAAGAGGATGTATTTGCGTACATTCCTATGATTGAGCGTCAGAAGTTGGCTAAGTCAGGTAAGGCTCTTCCAGGTGGCTCTTTCCCAATCCGAGACACTGAAGACCTACAAAACGCTATCCGCGCTTTTGGTCGTGCCAAGGAGTCAGACCGTGCCGATGTAAAGCGTCACATTATCAAGCGTGCTCGCGCTCTTGGTAAGTATGACCTAGTACCTGAAAACTGGAAGAAGTTCTCATCTAAGGCTGTAACTGCCAGTGCCGACGAACTAAAGGCTCGTCTAGCATCTGCGGAGGAACGCCTGGGAAAAGCACAAGCGACTGAGTTTGCTGAAGTACCTGCTATGCCTGGAACAACTGAAATTCCATCTGGAGTTTCTGCTGTCCCACAGCAGGTTGCTTACGACCCAGCAAGCCCAGTCGCACCCGCTCAGCCAGAAGCCCCAACCGAAGCACCATCTAACGATGTTGAGAGCGGTTTGAAGAATCCAGAAACTGGAAATTACACACCGCAAACTCAGCCTCGCGACCAGAATGGAAAGTTCCGTCAGGTTCTTGCTCGTTTGAAGCAAGACCTCGGAACTGCTGGTCTACAGAGAGTTTTAGATGAGGCAAAATCAGTAGACAAACTACACTCTCTAGGTAGTTATGTAGAGGCAGCAAATGCCAGCGTCAATCTTCAAGACATTCTTGGAAGACTTGACTCTGGAGCCTTGAACAGTAAAGCCCTAGAAAATGTTCGTAATTCTGCTAAAGAACTTGGCACGGTAATTGCCAACCTACCATTAGGTTTCAATAACCAAGCCGAAAAGGTCAGATACTCTGACCTGCCACCAGCCCTACGCGACCTCATGGACAACATGATTGACAAGGTTGAGGCAAAAATTGGTAAAGAAGATGCTGACATTGCTACCGAAAAACTCAGACAATTCAAGAGTGGTTCCGATGTCTTCAACCAGAGCAACATTTCGTCAGAAATGTCGAAGATGCTCCGCTTGCTTACCTAAAACTAAATAATAGACATAAGAAATCTATTGTAAAATAAAACTTAGGTGGAGTGCCTTCATACCTGTATTTGTGTATGTAGTCCCTTTGCTTAAACCAAGCAAGTGAGTGAAATACGCTCACTACAACTGTCCTTAAGGAGGAACAGTGGACCAAATTAAGTCGCAGGTCGATACCCTGTCTGAACTTAGTGATGAGCAAGTCTCAGAACTTCAGACCGCTATCGTTAGCGAATTTGAGAAGGTCGAGTCTCAGGACATTTCTCCAGAAACAGTTGACGCTATGTCATCCCTCGCCGATATGCTGGACACCGTAAAAGGTGACATCCAGCGTAGAGAACTCCAAGCAGAGGAACTCGCTTCGCGTGCTTCTGAAGCCGCGATGCGCGTTAAGGGTGAGGGTGAAGGCGATGTGGCTCAGGGTGAAGGTAACGATGTTGCCCCAATGGAAGAAGTAGTTCCAACCGACGAGCCAGTCGTTCCTGCTGAGGAAGAACCAAAGCCAGAGGGTGAAATGGGCGAAATGCCTGTTACTCCTGAGGATGAGGATTCCCCAGTACCTGCTGAAGAAGAGGAAGAGAAAAAGCCTATGATGGGCGAATACTCGACTGACACTGCTGTAGAAGCGTCAATTACTACTGAAGAGACCCTAGAGTTCTCAACCGATGCTACCCCAGAGGTAGTAGAACCAACCGAGGCTGACGAAATCGTCACCGAGGAAGCAACCCCAATCGAAACTCCAACCGTTGAAGAAGTTCAACAGGAAGAACAGGTTCCCGTGACCGCAGCAGCAGAAGAGGGCTTCCAAGCCCCTGTTGACCGTCAGCCTGTTATCCAGGTTAATGAAGTTGCTACAGTGGCAATCACTGCTGGCGCAGACATCCCAGGATACACAGCAGGTAGCACAATTGACAGCATCCAAGATGTTGCTGTCGCAATGGAGAAGAGAATTCACTCTCTTCGCCGTGTAAATGGTGGAGATGGTGAACAGCACATCGTTGCTTCGTTCTCTACCTCTTACCCAGAAGAGAGAACCCTCTCAACCGACGCCGAGTCGAACAAGGCAAAGATTGATGCCGTAGTTGGCCAGCAAGCACTTATCGCTTCTGGTGGACACGCAGCACCATTCGAGGTCAAGTACGACATCTTCGGTCTAGGTTCGACCACTGACCGCCCAGTCCGCGACCTTCTTCCGAAGTTCCAGGCTGACCGTGGTGGTGTTCGCTTCGTAACCCCTCCAACAATCATTAGCCTAACGAACGCAAACGCAAACGCTGCTTCGGTTTACGACTACGCCAACGCTGTTGGTCTATGGAACGAAACCACCGCAACACCTAGCGTTGCATCGTTCACGAACGACATTGGTGACAGCACCACTACAGTCAAGGGAAGCCTTACTGTATCAGCCGCTGCCGAGAATGTTGCTCAGACTGACGCTGTAACCCTACAGTTGCAGTTCGGTAACCTAATGAGCCGTGCCTACCCAGAACTAATCGCTCGTCACAACGAGTTGGGTCTAGTACAGCACGCTCGTGAGGCAGAACTAAACCTAATCAACAAGATTGGAACCGCATCAAAGGCTGTAAACGCCCACGCTGCTACCACTGAGGCAGCAAGCCTTATTGGTGTCGCTCGCGACTTCCTAATCCAAGTTCGCAAGGCTTCTGTTGCTTACCGTTCGCGTCACCGTATGTCACCGCAGACTCGCCTAAAGGCGATTATTCCTGCGTGGATTTACGACGCTATGGCTTCTGACTTGGCTCTAAATATGCCAGGCGACGGAAACCTAGGCGTAGGCGAGAACGAAATCAAGGGCTACCTAGCAGGAAGCAATGTCGACCTAGTCGCATCGCTAGACCTGAACTCGTTTGGTGCTCAGCCTGGCGCTTCTGCCAAGTTGCTTGAGTTCCCAGACTCGTTCTCTTGGTACCTATTCGCAGAGGGAACATTCTTGTTCCTAGACGGTGGAACTCTTGACCTTGGTATTATCCGTGACTCATCACTGGTAAACACCAACGACTACAAGATGTTCATCGAAACCTTCGAGGGTATTGCCTTCGTTGGTGTGGAATCACTAAAGATTACCACAAACATCAGCGTCAACGGTGTGGCTGCGGCTCTACGCGACACCACTGGTGGTGCAACCGCTGCTGCTATCGAAGAGTAAAAACTCTTTTAGCAAAAGCAAAACCGTCGTGTGCGGGGTGGCTCTTTCGGGAGCCACTCCAAACACCACGAAAACTAAATTTTTATAAACCTAAGGATTTTAAATGGCTTTCCCAAAGAATGGCGTTGTAGAGGCAGGAAAAATTGTGCCCTCCGCTTTCGGCTTACTCGCCGTAATCAAGCCTGAAAATTCGGCTGACGAAGACCGCTGGGTTCGTGGCTTCTCTCAAGAATATGAGACCACTGTAAACAATTTGAAAAACTGGGATGACTCGGACACCGTTAGTTACACTCTTGTAAACAATGCAACCGTAAATTATTACGATGAAATTAAACCTTTCTTTGTTGAAATTGATGAAGTCCGCTCTACTCTAGGTTTTCTAGGAATTGACAGAATTAGTCGCCTAAAGCGTCAACTTGAGGGAGTAACTCAAAAGGCTATAGAGCGTGAACTTTGGAATGGCGATATTCGCATCGCTGATGGACACGACAACAAGGCTTTAGTTGGAGGGGCAACTGTTGTAAATTCTGGAGTCGCACTTTCTGCTAAGCGTGCGCTAGCAGTATTAGAGCATTCAATTGCTGAAGTTTCTCATGGCGGGGAGCAGGGAATTATCCACGCTACTCGCGATGTAGTTGCTCTTTTATCTAGCAACTCAAATATGCTTTTTCACGAAAAAGATAAAGACCACCTACAAACTATGGGCGGAACTCCAGTTATTGTGGGCTCTGGCTACAGTGGCGATGGACCTCGTATCGCTGTTGCTACAGCAGCCATTTCGACAAACACTACTCTAACTCTAAACACTTCTTCTGCTCACTACTTGGTTACTGGAGATACAGTCAGATTTGCAGTAGATGGCGCAAATGTTGACCAAAGTTCTGCCTCAGCAACAGTAACTAAGGTAGACGCAGATACTGTAACAATAACTATTGCCAGTGCCACTAACGCTACTTCCGAGGCAGTTACTGGATACATTCAGCAGTTGGGTACAGAATCTACAAAATGGGTTTACGCAACTGGCAATGTCAAGGTCTACCTTGGTGATGTCGATATCGTAAATGACAACCTAGGTCAAGGTTATGACATAGCAGGAAACAAAAATGAAATCAGACTAAAGGCAATCCGACCTGCTGCGGTTTACTTTGGCACATCCATCCACCTCGCTGTTCGGGTCGACCTAACAGTTTAACAATAAGGAGAACAGCCCAATGGCTACTCAAGAATATGCTGCTAGCATCCAAGGCGTGTCAATCCGTGTCACACGCCTAGACGCTGCTGGCAACCTGCTAAACGGGGCTGGTGACTCTTACACTACTTCAGCCTTCCTACGCGTTTCGTTTACCCCAGAGTATGAGGAAGGCGATGAAATCACCGAGAAGTCAGCAAACGGCACGGTTTGTGTGACATACAAGGCTCCAGACACACTGAAGCGTATCACTATGGAACTCGCAATCTGTGAGCCAGATGCTGAACTCTCACAACTTCTATCTGGCGGTCTACTTCTTCGTAAGAATGTAGATGGCGTCGTAAAGAGCGTTGGTTGGGCAGCACCTGGTGTGGGCGATGACCCAGCAGGTCACGGTGTCGCTATCGAGGCTTGGTCTCACGCAGTCAAGGATGGTAAGCGTGCTTCTGTATTGCCTTACTTCCACTGGGTCTTCCCATATGCCAAGTTGCGTCAATCAGGTGACCGTGTAATTGAAAACGGTATGCTAGCCACAACCTTTGAGGGTTATGGTCTTGGAAACCGCAACTTCGAGTCAGGCGTAGATGGTCGCTGGGAGTTCCCAGTTGCCGCAGAGCGCCCTTACTCGTATGCTCGCGCATCTTGGGCACCTGTGGGTCTACAAGGCTTCTACACTTGGACTGACAACTCTGGAGACGCATCGTTCTTTACCGCTGGTGGAAACATTCAGGGTCAGACCACTCCTTACATCACCTCTGTTACAGCAGTCAACACTACAGCCACTGTTATCTTTAGCGCGGCTCACAACATTGCTACTAGCGACAAGGTATATGTATCTGGCACTGGCGAGCCTTTCAACACCATCACTTCTGGTGTTGCTGCTACCAATGTCAACTCGACTGCAATCTCGTACACCATCGCAAATGTTGGTGGTACCACTCTTACAGCCACTCTTGACAAGTTCAGCCGTGTGTCACTTGTTGACTCTGCTACTGAGGGTGACCCTAGGTACCTTGCAGTCACTACCACAGCAATCGACACCAAGTACTCTAATGCTAGCGGAGATGTTGAGGCTGGTTACAATGTTCCTGGTAACTTGGACTACAACGCTGACTCGAATGTCGACTTTATCATCAAGTCAAACGAAGACTAAGGAGAACTGTTCTAAATGGCAACTCAGGAATACGCAGCCAGCATTCAAGGTGTGTCTATTCGCGTAACGCGACTAGACGCCGCTGGCAACTTGCTAAATGGTCCAGGTGACTCGTACACCACATCTGCGTTTATGCGTGTGTCTTTCACACCAGAATACGAAGAGGGCGACGAGATTACCGAAAAGAGTGCCAATGGAACTGTATGTGTAACTTACAAGGCTCCTGACACTCTCAAGAGAATCACTATGGAGTTGGCTATCTGTGAACCAGACGCTGAACTTTCTCAGTTGCTCTCTGGCGGTCTCTTGCTTCGCAAGACCGTTGACGGCGTTGTGAAGTCTGTTGGTTGGGCTGCTCCAGGCGTCGGAGACGACCCTGCTGGAAATGGTGTAGCGATTGAAGCATGGTCGCACGCTGTGAAAGATGGAAAGCGCGCGAGCGTTCTTCCGTACTTCCACTGGGTCTTCCCTTACGCAAAACTTCGTCAGAGTGGTGACCGCGTTATCGAGAACGGTATGTTGGCTACCACATTTGAGGGCTACGGTCTAGGCAACAAGAACTTCGGTTCTGCTGTTGATGGTCGTTGGGAATTCCCTGTAGCCTCTGAGAGACCGTACTCTTACTCAAGAGCATCTTGGGCACCTGTCGGACTTCAAGGATTCTATACTTGGACTGACCAGGCTTCTTACCAGTCATTCTTCACTATCGGTGGGATTCAAGGTGCTACCACGATTGCTATAACTGGCATTAGTGGCTACGATAATTACCGCGCTGTGACTCTAGGTAGTAGCACTGTTACCTCTGGAATTGCCAATGGAGACAAGGTTTATGTCAACAACTGTGGCGAGCCATTCAACACCAGCACAGTGGGCGAATCAGTAACATCGTTGAACTATGTCGCTGGCACCGCTACGGCAAATGTGACAGCATCAAATACCACCATCACTGTTGCTAACACCGCTGGTTATGTTGTTGGTCAGGACATCTTCCAATTGAGTGGGACTGGGACACTTTCCAACACCACGATTGCCACAGTAGTAAATGCTACTGCTTTCACTGTAACCGCAGCACCAAGCGCAAGCGGTACTTTGACCTTTGGTCTAGTCGGTATGGGTGCTACTGCGAATGTGGCTGTATCAAATACTACTATTCAAGTGGTCAGCACTGCTGGTCTAGTTCCTGGTATGACTATTGCCAAACTCGTTGGTGGTGCCTCTCTTGCCAACACTACAATTGCAACTATTGTAAATGCAACAGCATTTACAGTAACTACTGCTCCTACAGTTCTTGGAAACCTAGCATTTAGCATCAATGGTGGAAACGCTTTCTACTATTCAAACTACCCAACCACTGCCAACTTGTCATCTGCTCTAACAGCAACCCTAGACAAGTACAGCCGTGTAAACCTAGTTGATAGCATCACCGAGGCTGGCTCTTACACCCCAGTCACCACAACTCAGATTGACACTCAGTATGCTAACGGTGCTGGTGAAGATACTTACAATGTCCCTGGCGGATTGAACTACAACGCCGATGCAAATGTTGACTTCATTATTAAGTCAAACGAGGACTAATAGTTAGATAGGAAGGCGGCGAGATTGGTTGATTTTCTTCCAATTCTCGTCGCCTTACTTCTTACCTAAGGATAGATATGACTGCTTTATGGATTCAGCCAGAAGAGTTGGGCGACTACGCCAACTCTGAGTATGCGCTGGAGGCTGCTAAGACTGCATCTCATCTTTTATGGGCTATGTCTGGTCGTAAATATTCAGGAGAAACTATTGTCACGGAACGCTACACTTGTGTACTTCGTCGCTCCCGTTTAGGCTCCTCCAACAAAAACACAGACGGCGTTTTGTTTGGTGGGACTGTCTACAACATTCCGTCTGCCGATTTTGACTACGACGAGTACTCTTCTCTAACCGTAGACGGTATCTCACCTGAATCTAGAATCAAGTTGCGTGGCGGTCCAGTAACTAGAATCATCACAATCAGAAACCGAAACGGTTCTTTGATTGACCCAACAAGTTATTACTTAGTGGACCACTCGACTATCCATGTGAGCCTAGCCACTCCTTGGACCCCTTGTAATACTGAAGTTACTTATGCTTATGGTCAGAACCCACCTACATCTGGAAAAATGGCAGCCCGCACGCTAGCCATTGAATTTGCCAAGTTGTGGTCTGACGATGAAACTTGCGCTCTCCCGCAACGCGTAACTTCTGTCTCGCGACAAGGTGTCTCTTTCACTATTCTTGACCAGCAGGACTTTATTCAAGAACTGCGTACTGGTCTTTATGCTGTTGACTTGTTCCTAAAGACTGTCAACCCAGATGGTGCTAGAAGGAAGACTAAGGTCTACTCTGTAGACACCCCGCGAGCCAGAAGATACAACCCTAAGGAACTGGTCTACACAACTGGCGTAAAAGACCTAATTGTCCCACCTGGTTCGGGCAACACTGGAACTGTGACTTTAGGCTTAGCAAACATCAATGCCACTTTCTTGACTAGCCAAGCAGGTTGGACACCAGCCCTAACTATCAAGAGTTACTCAGGCATTAAGTCTCAGACTCTCGCTAACACTTCGGCAAATGTCAATACCTCGGCTTCTACAATCACCCTGTCCTCTGGCTATTCAGAAACACTGGCCACCATAGGTATGGTCGACCCCGGCACTTGGGACTTATACGCTACCCACACAAATAACAGCGTTGTGCTGATTACTAGCGGAAACCTAAAAATCAACCTAAACGGTTAGTTCTACAATAGAAGTAGCCCATAAATAGAAGGAACAAAATGGTACACATTCAGACAAACTTCACCGCCGAGTCGATGAACACTGGTAAAAAGGCAGATGCTGTAGTAGCACCTGTAAAGGCAGAGCCTAAGAAAAAGGCTAAGCCAGAGCCAGTTGTAGTCGAGACCCCAGTTGTTGAAGAAGTAGTAGTGGTTGAAGAGACCCCTGTTGCTGAAGAAGCAGTTGTAGTCGAAGAGGCTCCAGTAGCCGAATAGTAGGCAAAAATGTCCCTAACAACAATCGCAGATGTTTCGGAAGATGCCCTCAATCTAAAAAATATGATGGATGGCATTATTTCTCGTATCGAGACTGTCTTCCAAACATACAATGTGCCACTACCCACACGCCGTTATTGGACAATGGGTGAAGTTGCTATTGACTGCGAACAAGTTGTTGTGAACTTCCTACAGATGTACTTGGGTACTCCAGGTGATGAAGCATCTACCCCTCAGCGTTGCCATGTGCCACGCACCGCATCTGTTGTTATCAGCATTTCAAGACCCGTGGCGACCGTTGGTCAGAACGGCAGACCTCCTAGCGGCGATAAAATCACCGAAAGTTCTTACTCTTCTGCTATAGATGCTTGGGTTTTGATGGAATGTATCCGCGAATTTGATATGTGGGATGATTCTGGATACGGCTTGGGAGTGATTGCGACTATTGACACTTCTGGTCCAGAGGGTGGTTTCCAAACTGTCAATATGCAACTAACACTAGCGGTGCCATAATGCCTAGGGGGTTTCCAGACAGTTGGGGACTTTGGGCTGCTCAAAGAGCATTTAGGGGCATAAAAGGTAGTGGTGCTAGAGCGGTTCGTGCTGCTGGCGGTGGCTCTTCTACTCACTACACATACAAATTCAGCCACCTAAACTTACATAAAATAAGACTTGACGCGTACACAAAAACTGCCAAAGGTCCAATTTGGGGGATTCTACAAAGAAGAGGAAAATTGGTAGTTGCTCTAGCCAAAAGGCAAGTGGGAGTGGACACTGGTCGACTCAAAAACTCTATAAATATGGAGCATAAGACTGCTCGCTATGGACAAGAACTAAGAATAGGCTCTAAAAATAAGATTGCTTATTTACACCACGAAGGCACTAAGCCTCACCTAATTGTCCCTAAAACCGCTCCCCAACTTGTCTTTATGAGTAAGGGTAGAATTATCCGCACTCAGATGGTGAGACACCCAGGAACCAGACCGAACCAGTTCCTATCCGACCAACTTTTTGTATTCCAAGACTTAGGTGCCGTTTACACTGGAAAGTCCTTTCCACCAGTCAAATAGCCATAATCAGTAGTTTTTTTATAAAGTAAAATAGTCATAGGTTGAACCTCAACCTAATTACACATTCACAAGAAAGACTATACGAATATGGCTAGATTCAAAGACTTTGGAAACGGCGGAGACGCTGGAGAAAAGACCCCAATTTCATTCAAACTCTGGGACAAAGAGTTCCACTGCGTTCCAGTAATTCAAGGAAAACTTCTTTTAGAAATTGTTTCCGACTCCTCTTCAGAAGATGCATCAAAGTCCGCTCAGGTAATGGAAAAGTTTTTTTCTGCTGTCCTAAAGCCAGAAAGCAAAAAAGAGTTTGATGCAGTTCTATCTGACCAAGAGAAAATTACCAGCATAGAAACTCTTGGAGAAATTGTTGCTTGGTTGATGGAAGAGTACTCAAACCGCCCAAAAGAGCAGTCGACGGACTAACGCAGTGGGCGGTCAGTATATGGCCGTATGTAAATGGGAAAGCGCTAATGAGTGGTCTACAACTTTCGAGCATGGAAGCAAGCCAAATGCTAGATGTCATTCATTATCTTTTTGAGGATGATATGCGCTACTCTTCGGGAGAGCAAGCGGAAGCCGTCGGAAAGTCTAGAGAAATTCTTTATAGACAACTTTACGATGTCGAGTATATCTTTGCGGGTTCGTCAAGGTCGTCTAGGTCTGGCAATAACAGTAATTCTTTTGACGACTTTGACAACCTACAACCTTTTGACCCAAAGAAGAAAGTAACAAAACCTTACATCCCTCCTACCCAGTTCGACCCCGATAGTGGACTTCCGATGAGTGGCAATGGATTACTAGAAGCGCCACTCAACTAAGGAGGTGAACAATAAATGCCAGTAGTTGGTGAAGCCCATATTATTGTTAGGGCTATCACTACCAATGTTGCCAAAGACATCAGAAATGGTTTCAATGGCGTAAGTGGTAGTGGTGGCAAGAACGCACAAAAAGCAGGTGAAAACCTATCTTCAAAGTTTATGCGTGGCTTTAACAAAGGCTCAGAAATAAACTTCTTGACTGGAATCTCTAAGGGCTTACAAGAGATGACCCCGAGTGCTCAGCAGGGGTATGAAACAATAAATCAGTTAATTGTGACTGGCTATAAGGGTACAGTGATGGCTAGCGCCTTTGCTGGGGCTATTGGAGTCATAATTGGTGCTCTTGTTACATTAGTCGCTGCCGCTGCTGGTGCTGCCACATCGTTAACCGCAGTAATCGGTCTATTCATATCAATGAAGGCTGCTTCGGCGGTAGCCAAATTTGCCATGAATGGCGTAGGCGAAGCGGTTCAACAAGCAACACAGCAACAAAAAACTCAAGTAGAGACTCTAAAAAATTTACGAGAGGAACTACAGCAACTAAAATTTGATGCCGAAGACGCCGCTCTTGCCGAAGAAAACGCTGCCATTGCCTTAGAAAAGGCTCGTGAGGGTCTCGCCAGAACTGCTGATTTGCCAGCAGACTCCCGTGCTCGTCGCGAGGCAGAAATTGCTTATAAGCAAGCGGACCTAAACTATCGTCGCGCTAAAGATAGAAGCGCTGACCTCAATGAAGAACTTAAGACTGGGGCAAAGGCTAGAGCCAAGGCTGCCTCTCAAGACCCATATGCCAACCTCACCAACACTCAAAAGGGGTTTGCCAAGTTTCTTGTAAAACTACAGCCAATTTTTAAGAACCTAAGGGAAGTGGTAGCGCAAGGTTTCTTGCCAGCGTTACAAAACGGGCTTACTCAACTAATTACTTCTGGGACTTTCAATGACATTTTTAACGGAATCAAAAGCATTGGTGATGCCCTAGGAAAAGCAACAAAAGTTGTATTTGACTTCTTCTCCTCGGCTGAGGCTGGAAGATATCTAAGAGAAATCTTTGAAACTATTTCTCAGGTTACAAAAGAGTTTGGACCTATTCTCTCTAAGTTCTTTAAAGCGTTCCTAAAAATTCTTGCCGCCTCCTCTCCAATTGTTCTGAGGCTTGCTAACTTTATTTCTAGAATTCTCGGGGACTTCAATGAATTACTAGATGCCACTGGCGATGTTGGTCTTCGCAAATTCTTTATCACAGCCGCTGATATGGCTGGCAAGTTTGGCAAGATTTTTGGCAACATTTTTGGCGGGTTTTCCAAGATTGTTATGGCTAACTTTGGTCCTGGTACTGGTGGAGACTATCTCCTCAACTGGTTGATTGAGGCTACTCAGGGCTTTGGCACAATGGGCAAGAGTGGTGGAGACCTAAAGACTTTCTTCAATGGCGTTGCTCTAAACGCTAAAAAAATGTTTAGCGGTATTGGTAGCATCATCGAGCAAATTGTCAAGATTGGTGCTGACCCTAACATCGGTGCTTTCTTTGAAAAAATTAAGGAGGCTTCTCCATATTTCAGTAGCATCTTGAAAAAGGCTGGACAAGCACTACCTACAGTTGCAACTTTGATTGTAAAAATTGTTGAGATTATTGACAAACTTACAGACGACGCTGCTATTGACAACTTCTTCAAAACCTTGGTTGCTGGTGCTGATGTGTTTAGCAACATACTTGGTAACCCAGTTGTGAAGAGCATTATGGCGTTTACTGGTCAAATCAAGGCTGTAACGCTAGGTGTTGGTGAAATTGGCAAAAAGGCTAAACCAGTATTTGACTTCCTGACCCAAACTGTTACAAATGTTACTGGGTTCTTCGGTAAAGCCCAAGAAGTAATTACTGGCACAAAAGAAGCGTTTGGCACCGTTGTAACAGTAAACGCTGGGCTAAGGAGCGCTGTAAAGAAGACTACCGACAGTTTCAAAGCAGCAGCAAAGATATGGCCTAAGTTCTCAAGCGGTGTAAACCAAGCCAGAGACTTTACTGGACTTTTATCTAAGCAAACTGGAGCGTTTATGAAAAACGCTACAGAAGGTACTCGCAAACACCTTAACGGGAACACGATGCTTGTTAGAGGTTATGGTCGCCTAAAACTCGCCATTGAGACTACAGCCCTAAGATTCAAACTATTTAAGATTGGGTTCCTAAAAGGATTCACTCAGATGGCTGCTAGCCAGAACAAGTCTATTGCCCTGTTTGGAAGAATGGGTGTGGCTATGATGGCGGCTAACCCTATCCTGCTAATTATCGGTCTGATTGTTGCCGCCTTTGCTGTGTTGTTCACAACAAATGAAAAATTCCGCAATCAAATAATTGAAACATTCCAGCCAGCCCTAGAAGCACTAAAAGAGGCTTTTGCGACAATTATGGTTGCCCTACAGCCAGTGATTCTTTCTTTCAAGTACCTTATGGAGACTCTTTTTGGTGGCTCCAACGGCGGTGGCGGTCCCCTAACTAAATTCTTTGTAGTTTTGGCTGAAGTCATTAGCAAACTTGTAGTTGCCCTAGCACCACTTATTGCTAACTTGATTAGCAAGTTGATGCCAATTGTAGAGAAATTACTTCAAATTCTCATTCCGATTGTTGAAATATTTATGACGCTTGTAAGCGGAATATTAGAGGCACTTGCTCCTGTACTTATCGTTCTTGCTGACGCATTTGGCGCAATTGTGACTGTAATTATGGACCTATTGATGCCAGTAATTGACGGTCTTATGGGATATCTGATGCCACTGTTCACTTTCTGGACTCAGATGATTCAACTTATTGCTGGATTCTTTGAGGCTCTATTCTCTGGCGACTGGGATAAGTTTGGGAAACTATTCCGCGACTTGGGTCAAGGAATTGTTCAGTCTTTGGCTGATATGTTTACTGGGTTCATCAACCTACTAATCACCTTGTTGAATATGCTATTCAAGGTTGCAATGTTGCACCCGCTTATCGGGTTCCTAGCAGACACTGTAAACGCTTTGTCTGGTGGTGCTATTGACATTAGGGCGGCCGTTGACCAAGGTCTAATTCCACCTGTGCCTCGCTTTGTAGTTCCGCAACTTTTCGCTGAGGGTGGTATTGTCTCCCCGTCTGCTGGTGGAACTCTAGGTATTATTGGTGAGGCTGGTAGACCAGAGCGCGTTGAGCCACTTGACCCAGACGGACTTTCTAAGAGAGACAAGGCAATGATTGAAATGATGAGTGGCGGTGCTGCTGGCGGAATCAATGTCACCGTAAACGGAACTCCAGATATGGATGTCAACGCTCTTGCTGCCGAAGTAAGCCGAAGACTTGCTTTCCAAATGCGTAAAGGTGCTGCTATCTAATGGCTACTGTATATAACTTGTTAACTAATCCGTCTTTTATTGCCAACACGACTGGTTGGAGTGGGCTGGCAATCAGCGGTGGCACTAACCCAACCATTAGCACGGACACTAGCGACCCTTTATATGGTACTGGGTTCTCAGCAAAAGTAACCTTTGCCGCTACTAGCCCTTTTAGCGGTCTAATCACAGACGACTCTTACAGAGTTGCTGTAAACGGTGGTCAAAAATACACTCTTTCGGCTTATGTAAAAGTTCCTCTTGGACAGGCTTCATCTGAATTTAAGTTGAGGGCTTATTTCTACACTGCCTCTACTGGTGGCTCTAACACAACTTTAGACTCAGCGCCTACAAAGATTACTTCCCACGACGGTTGGGTCAGACTTGTATTCACCTTTGAGGTGCCAACCTCTGCTTCTTACACGCACTTTAGGTCTTATATTTTTAGAAGCACCACCACTGACCCAGGCGAGAACTATAACTTCTTGGTAGATGCTGTTCAGTTACAAACTGGCACTGAAGCCACATCTCTTATTTATGACCAAGGTCAGAAGAACAAACTTGTAGATAAGGCTCTTTCCCCTGTCTACATCGACCACCTAACTGGTATGAAACTCAAGGCGGACATCCGTCTTGGCGATTTTGTATTCAACCGCATCGACGAATACGGCGTGGTTTGGGTCGTTGACAATGTTCAAGGCTGGTGGTCATTGCCAGACATTGAAATGCAGGACCTACCTCGTGGGTGGGGCGATGGTTCCTACACAACCTACGGCAGATACAGTGCTAGACAGATTACTATTACTGGAAGTTTTCTCGTGCAAGACACAGACACGCAACTTGAAGATGCTAGAGGTCGCCTAATCAACGCCATCAACTTGGTGAAAAAAGACGCTTGGCTAATTCTCGATGAAGAAATTCCTAAGGCTCTAAAGGTAAGAATAAGTGGTACTCCCGAAATATCCACTACAAATGCCAGAGGTAGGACAGACTTCTCTATTGGTCTAGTTTCCGCTGACCCAATCAAATACAAGTGGGCAGACGCTAGAGATGACGGCTACGCTTTAGCGACAGCCAACTCCAACGCTGAAGTAGTTACCATCAGAAATGAGGGAAACACTCCAGTAAGCGCCGTTTTTGAAATTGTTGGACCAACCACTGGACCTGTGTCTATCTTTAATAGAACATCCGAGCAACTAATAGATGTAATTTACAAGTTGGATAAGTACAAATCTTTCACTGTATCTGGCTCTCAGGTTTCAGATGGCAACCTAGTATTCACTACATCCGATACCCACGGATTCACCGTTGGAGACGCCGTAGATGTTGTAGGTGTTATTGACACTTTTGATATTGCATCTGTAGTTTGTTCTGTGGCCAACTCAATTGACATTGTCACTTCAATTAAGCACAATTTCTCTGTTGGTCAAGAGATACAGTTGACTGGTGTTGCTGCTTTATCTGGCACTACTTATGATGCTGTTACTAATGGTGTTTACTATATTACAAATGTATACGCATCTAGTGGCGACTATTACAGATTTAGAGCCACTAAAGTGGGTCTCACCTTGTCGGTCGCTGGTGCTCAAACCGTGACCGACGCAAGTGGGGAGAATTCCACCAATACTAGGTTTAGTGTTTTCGCTAACTTGTCAACCATCTCCTACAATGGCGACAGCAACATAGGTTTAGTAAATACCGATGATACGCACGGATTTATCGTTGGAGACCAAATTGTCTTGTCAAACACCAGCGACGCTTATAACGGAACATATGTGGTCGTAGGTACCCCGTCTACTACATCATTTGAAGTAAACATCTTTGGGTCCCAGAAAATAGTTGAAATTGATAACTACTCTTCTAGCCTCTCGCTGGGAACCATTACTTTTTCTTCTGGTGCTCTTGATGCTCAAGCAGATGATTCTGTGACTATTAGCGGTGTAAATGAAAATTTTAATGGAACTTATAAAGTAGTATCCGCCAACTCTACGGCAGTAACTTTCAACAAAACTTTTCCTAATGTAACTACTAGCAGTACAACAGATTACGGCACCATCCAGATTTCTTCTCTAAGCACCAGAAGTTCTGTGGCATATGCTGACGGTAGGGCATACTACGGAAATATTTATAATGGTTTCTATAATGTCGACTATGTCCCTACAAACACTTCAAAAGTGTTTAAGGTAATTAGACCTACTTTCTATGGCAATGTTTCAAATGCCACTCAGCAGAGTTATTACGGCTCAATAACCAATCCAGCCGTTGCCAGAGTGTACGGAGAAACTCTAAGCATCGATTCATACACTAGGGAAATAGCCCTAAATGGTGAACTTGGCGGTTACCGTTCAAAACTTGACACTGTTGTTGATTGGATTGAACTACAGCCAGGCGACAATGAAATCATTTTTGAGGATTTGAACAAGAGGTCAGTGGCAAATGTGCAGTACACGCACTCAACCACCACGGCAACTATAGTAACTAAGTCTGACCACAGTTTTGTTGTCGGCTCTATGGTGAAACTTATTGGTCTAAATACTATTGCTGGTGGTTCCAATGTATTTGCTAATGCTTCTATAGCAGAAGTACTTACGGTTCCAGACACTAAGTCATTTACCTTTACTCCTGACAATGTCAACGGAGCATCAAACATCTCCACCACGGCGGTAACTTCTGGCTACATCTACGAGATTAGCCCTGCTTATGTAAACATCTACTACCGCTCAGGCTGGATTGGCTAGTGTATAATAATCATAAAGACAGATACATAGTTAGGTAGTTATGGCAGAGAACGAAGTTACATATAGGTATTTCATTACCAACATTGTTACTAATGAAGTAATCGCTGAAATTCCCCTAACTGGGGTCTCCTACGACCGAGCCCTAAAAGATGCTGGTTCTTTTTCTGGAACTATTTCTCTAACCCCCGAGATAGAGGGTATTGATGTCTATGAGTCCACTATGCCGGGCAAAAACGCAATCTATGTTTTACGAAACGGCGAGTGTGTTTGGGGCGGACCAATTTGGTCTAGAAGTTACGATGTAGTTGGTAAAACCATAAGCATTAATGCTAACGAGTTCACAAGTTACTACCAGCACAGAAAAATTTGGAAAACTTGGAACCTAACTCACAGCAACACTTTAGTATATGTAGACCCGAAAAAAAGTTCCCAACTGATTGTCGAGTTAAACCCTGACACTAAAGAAACCATCACCATTGAAGAGGGCGTGGCGGTCGAGTTATCTTTTACTGATAAAAAGGGCTACAACCTAAATGGTCATTTTAGAGTAAATAGGGACTTTGTAAACGCCACTAAAATTACGGTCGATAAAGAGGCTCTGCAATGGAATGTGCCTAATGTTTCTCACACTTTTGCCACGGTGGGTAGCAGAATAAATGTGACAAAAAGGCAGGTAACTGCTGGCAGTAAAGAAGTAATTATTACCACAGACGATGCCCACTTGTTGGCTGTTGGGGATATGGTAAATATCAAAAATCTTGAATCCAAAGTGGATTTTGAGGGTTATAAGACATACAAGACACTGCCTACCGAGTACCCGCTCGCTGCTTTCGACTCCACATCTATAAAATACATAGTCGGGGAGGTGGCTGAAGGCAGTTACACCGTTAATGTCCCTAGTACTAGGGGGATTAGCGAAGGTGCCAACATTACTCAGATTCCGTATGTTGGCGGAAAAATTACGGGAGCATCGCAACCAAAACTTAATCCTGAAGGTGGTATTCCGACTGACGGATTTAGGACAACCGTAACCAAGGTAATAAACGCCACCAGTTTTAAATTTAGTGCTTACGCTGCTGGCACTGATGTGAACAAGCCAGCCTATAGAGACGGAAAAGTATACCTAAAAATTCAAAATAAGAGTAGCGGATACAACGCTGGTACTAGGGAATACACTATGCAACCAGCAAACAACACTTGGAAGGGGAAAGTAGGCAAGGGCGGTTACATAAAGACGAATGGCGTACAAAAATATGACGGTAGCGGATTAGACCCAATCTTTGGCGATTTACCTACTAATAATGTTTCTTTCAGCAATGTAAACGCCGTTCAGGGCGAAAAAGTCCTAACAATTTCTTCCACCACTGGGCTACAACAGGGTTTTGTTGTTGAGCAAGTCCCGCAGGAGGGAGTAGCAACTGTGCTTAGCGACTGCACAATTGAAGAAGTTATTGGGAACAATAAAATTAGAGTCAGTTCGGCACCGACTTACGATGCGACTATAAAAATTGTAGTGAAGTCGCCAAGGTATCACAAGATAACTGGACTTACGACCGCTAAAATGCCTCAGTCTATGGGCGAGTATTACTTTGAAAAAGGCTCTACGGATTTTGTCGGCGTGCCAGCATTTAAGTTTTACTACCCTAAGACAATTGTTAAGGGGGCAGGATATCAGTATCCGATATCAAACGCGACTTTTAATATAGTTTTAGAAGAGCAACACGAGTTTCCGTACACAAGAAGTAGGACTGCCGCTTGTGCCAATGGTGACCAGCCCGTAATAAAAGTTATTGACCGTAAAACTTTTGTTGTGAATGGAGATTGTGAGCCAGCAAAATATGACGACATCAACACCAATCAGCCCACGACAACCATTGCTTGGGATGGTAAGTATCAAGCAACTATGTACACTCACACTGACACTTATGAGCAGGTTCGCTATTTCTTGGGTAAAGTTCACGAAGACTTCGTTACCGTAAATGCCAATAACCCGTTCCTAGGAAACTTAGAAAAGTATCAAATTAGAACTGCTAAGTACGACCCAGCGACCGACTTGGCTACAATTACTACTGGATTCAAGCAGTCAGTATATAGTAAAAAAATATACTGCGATTACAACAGTGGCGACCCTAGAATTGTCGCAAGAGTCTCTCTCTACGACCCATACACTCAGTTTGACACCACTAATGATGTCGGCGAACTGATAAAAATTACTGGCTCTGACCAATCTATAAATGGCACTTTTTACATAAAGACCATAGAGCCAGTGACTAAATCTTATGTTGAGTACATTTTGAACTCAAAAGAGCAAGACTTGATTGGTTATTCTCTTTCTACAGTCAGCGCAAACGGCACCTACATAACTTTCACCACATCTTCTGCTCACGGCATCAGGGCAGGTAATTTAGTTACAGTGGGCGGTCTCAGTGTGACGGCGCTCAATGTTGACAATGCTCTAGTAGTCGATACTCCAACATCTACAACTATTAGAGTTGCGTCTACCGTGGCAAACGGAACTTCAGACACTACTCCGCTGTCTAGTATTTTTACATCTGACCGCCTAGTCAACAACACAGTGCTACCGCTAAACTCTTCTATCGCCACCTTTGGGGCGCACGACTTGTCAGTTGGCAATAACTTTGAGTTGACTGGACTAACTATTGAAAATTATGACGGTGTTTGGTCAGTAAATAGTGTTATAGATGAAGTTACTTTTACCTATAAGCCTAGTTTTGAAAGACTAAATATTACTGATTTTAGGCTGGATTACACCACGCAAAACGGCTACATGGTTACAGTAAAAATCCATAAGAAGCCAAACTTCCAAAAGTACTCCTACATCGCGGGTGAAACAAAAATCACGGTAACCGAGTTAGACGGTTCGGGCTATGACTATAACGGAACATTTGTCCTACAAAGTTTTAAGCCTACGGATGATACAGAAGATTACTACTACTTTAGTTACAAACTAAGTGGCGCAAACGGTACTCGAAAAACTCACCCTTGGAGAAAAGTAGACTATGAAATTAGAAAAACGGGCTCTTCTAAGACAATTAGCGCCGCTTCCTATGTCAGACAACTCATAGATGACGATAACAATGCTAAAACCGCTAAAAGCCCTAGCGGTAAGGGAGTAACTACTTACACAACAAGCGCTTCCCACTCGCTAAACGCTGGTGATTACGCGGTTGTCTCTAACATCGGTGGCGAGTTTACTCAAAAAACCGCCAATGCCAATGCTTTCTCCGAATACATAGTCCAAGTGTCTACAGTACCTACTGGCACCACTTTCACTGTTAGCAACGAAACTGACGCAACTAATAGAAGCCTGTGGCAACTAGCAGGACTCGCAGGTACTAAAAAAGATGTTGGAAAGGCTAACACTAGCATCACCCCCACTGGTGCTACCGTTATTTCTTACGACCCGTCTCCGTCTAGACCTAGTTCAAGTTACCCGTCTCTAAAAATTGATGACTTGCCTGATGTAACCGCAAAAACTGAACTTACTTCTCTTGTTACTGGAAAAGCGTTCAATGCTAAAACTAAGACCGTCTACTTACAGTTATCCAGCAACCAAGGATTTGTAGTAGGTCAAAATGTGATTGTAGAAGATGTAGATGACTACAAAAACGACATTTTTGACGGTACTTACAAAATAACTGGTTTTGAAAAAGTTGGAAACAAGTTCCAACTTAGGTATCAGTCGACAAATAAGTCGTATAAGAAAAACATAGGCGAGTTTGATTCTAAAAATAAATTAGAAGATTATTCACCACTGCTCGCTGCTTCTCCAGGAAAAGTTGTTGTAGACGCTGCCGTTTATGTTGGCAGTTATGGCTCATTTACTGGGAACTCAGACATTGACTTAGAGTTCTCGACATATGAAAACTCAGGCAACTACCAAAGAGTCCCGTCTTACAGAGGGCACGAACTAAAAACTGTAGGCGATTACTTATCTGAGTACTCTGACAAGTACATAGTAAAACCAAACAGCACCAAAGTAGTTAGAAATGTATACGGCTTTGAGTACCGAATCGATTGTGTATACGACAAGGTAAATGGTTCTTTTAGAAGAATCTTCAAATTCCTGCCGATAAACTACCCGAATCCGCCTATCCACGGAGAGGTATCTCCTCCAAGCCGTTTTGGTGCTGACAAGTTTGTATTTGAGTACCCAGGCAACATCAGTAGTGTGACATTAGACGAGTCTGCTGAAGAGGCTTCTACTAGGTTCTTTATGGTCGGCAGTGATGGTGGTACTGGAACTAGCGATGCTTCTAAGTCATATATTGGCGTTGCTCATAAGGAATTGTTGGCTAATAGTTGGCCACTACTAGACTCCACTGAATCTGACGATAAATTAGATTTTTTGAGAGATATTTCTGAAAATGCATACAGATACCTAAACGAAACTAAACCGCCATCTGGAGTTTTCCAAATTGGTGTTGTCGGAAATCTAGACCCGATAGTCAATACATACCAGCCCGGCGACTGGTGCAGTATTATAGTTAATGACAAGTTTGTTCAAGACAGACTAGCAAGCGACTTAGAGCCTAGAAATGATGTCATTGTGAGAAAGATTCTTTCGTATAGCGTTGGTGTTCCAGACGCTCCGTCAACGCCTGAATCTGTGTCTCTAAGTCTTATTACCGAGTGGGATGTGGATAACCGTGGCCAGTAATAGAAGTAGAAAATTTAGGTCGATTACTGGTCGTATATCTGAATTAGATAAGCAAGTCGGTGAGATTAACAGAATCTCTCAGAGCGTCACCGACGGTCTTGGCTTAGACGCCGTATCTTCAGATGCTATCTTAAGCGGTGCCGTAGGCTCAGATGCTATAGAGACCCAATCTATTACTGCCGATAAAATTGCTCCCAGCGTGTTCCAAACCGCCTCATCTGGGCTACAAAGAGTGCCAGCACCACTAACAGCGGTAAACTACTGGAACTCGGCAATTTACGGAAACATTACTGCTTTCTCTGAGGCTTATTTTGCCGATAAAGAGAATAAAAATGTCTCGGTTTCTGCCTTAGGAATCACTTTTAGTCCTGAAAAAAATAGCAATGTAATTGTTAGCACTGCTGAACTGCAAAGTGGCGGTCTAGTAATGATTGAGACTAGGATTGCCCACGGCTATGAAATTGGCGACTACATCACAGTAACTAACCTAGGCTCGCCTCTAGACGGCGAGTGGGTAATTACAGATGTACCAACTGCCACATCTATCTCATACAACATAAACCAGTTTGAAGAGGCAATTACAAACTTAGATTTTTCCGCTGGTGCTTACATAGATGTTGGAGAAAACGAGACAGACGGTTCTGGGTATAGACAGTCCATCATACAAAAATCTTTTATTGGTGGTGTAGCCACGCTAACTCTCTTTGACCCACTTGATAGTAATCCTGACACCTCATCTAGCCACGGATATACGGCTGGTTATGTTATAGATGTTGTCGGACTGGGCTCGCCTTATGACGGCACTCAAGTAATAACTGCTATACCCGATGGAGAACCTAACTCCTTACAGTATCGACCAGACGAAGGAACTATTCCTGAGTTCATTCCTAGGATAGTTTTAGACTCTGGCTGGGGAGACGGTGAGTCAATTGTTTACTCAACTGCTCGGGATGCTACTGCTACAGACATATTTCACGGTCTATCCGTAAATCAATATGTGGAGATAACTGGATTTACAACTAACACTGGATACAACATCACAGGTCAGGTAAGCGGTGTCTTTGGTTCTGGCACCAGTTTTACTCTGCCCTCTACGGTTACTCCAACTGTTGATGCCCCTGAAACTGGTGGAACTTATTACTGCTACAAGGGAGAGGTGAAAGCCGAGGCTGACGCTGTCTTGTTCCTTACTGGTGTCAATCCAGTCCCCGCCAGTAGAAATGTAGTAATAAGTTGGATAGCAGACAAACCTATAGATTTTAGGATTGTTGTGTGGGACTCCGAGCAACCAGACTCCCCCAAATTCTTGGAGGTGGATGCTGACACGACTGAGAGTATTTCTACAATTTTTGGTCTGAACACCTACATATGGGAAGTCCCTGAGGGCATATTCCAATACGCTGTCTACGCTGAAGTGCTGTCTGGTAAGGAAGATGTCTTACTGGAGGAGTGTTATGTGTTTGAGTCTGTAGGTGACTCATCCAAGATGATAGAAAAAATCACTGGTGCTTATGTAGATGCTGTAGCAAATAACGCCAATAAAGTGACCTTTTTTACTGCCGCATCTCACTCTCACGAACTAGATGACGCTGTAAAAATTAGCGGAGTAGACATTATTTCTAACGCCGCTAGTCAAGAGTTCCGAGTAGAGTCTTTCTCAGACGATAAAAGAAGTTTTACTGTCTCGGTGCCAGTGGTAGACATTCAAGTTGCTACGGTTAGCGGTAGCAATGTCGTTACAACGCTAGGAACTTTGGACCCAGTATCCGAGACTGTAAAAAATCAAAACATCTCTGGACTAATTTATGTCGGACAGCCTTACACTTCTAGCAACACTACCGCTCTGCCAAACGGCACTGTCACCGAGATACTTAAGAGCGAGTTATATAGCAACACTGCTACTAGCATTGGTGCCACTCTCGTTGCTGGGAACACTACAGTCACCCTATCTAGTGGAAATACCGAAGGAATTACCGCTGGCCAGCGAGTAACAAAAATAAGTGGAACTGGAGTCTTTGGTAATTCTGGAACAGTTTTTGTTGCTTCTGTACCTAATTCAACTGCCTTTATTGTCGATACTGCTCACGCTACCTCTGGGGCTGTGGTTTTCAACACAGCAATCACTTCTTTCAATCACGACTCTTTCTCTGTGGCTAATAACAGTGGTGCTACAAACTCTTCTGTAGTTCTATCTTTCTACTTACCGCAGACTGGTTCTACTCCTGCTAAAACTGGACTAATAGCGACACTAACTGCTGGCTCTAACGCTGTGACGCTAACTACAGGAAATACGGACACTAATTTTTCTGTAGGTCAGTTGCTGACTAAAACATCTGGCACTGGAGCATTTGGCAATACTGGTGCGGTTTATGTGACAAGTATTACTAGCAATACAGTGTTCACTGTAGATGCCAACCACGAAACATCTGGCTCTATAACTTTTGGGACCACGGCTCAGAACGCTGCCATAGCACTAAAAGGTTCTTCCATTGGTGGGCATAAAAAAAATCAGTCTGCCATCATCAGTCCTAGTGGGTTGGCTATCACATCTCTATCTGGTCAGGCTGTGAATCTTACTGACGACAGCACCGACAACTATGTTGCGGTGTACAACGCTAATTCTGTGGCAGTTGCTGAAATTTCAAATACTGGAACTGGGACATTTACAGGGATTATTGCTGGTCCAATAGAAGCCACAACTGTAGGCACAACTTTGCAACCAGTCGAAAGTATTACTAGCGATAATGTAATTTCTAGTTCTGCGACTATTCAAAATTTGACAGCCAATACTCTTAGTGCCACCACTCTTAGTGCCAATACAGACATCCTCATATCTAACACAAATACCTATGTAATTGGCAGTTTTTCTAATGCCACATACAATAACAACACTGCCTACACTGGCTCTTACCTAGACAGATTGGCTAGAGGAGTTATTTACCACTCCTACTGGGATATTCCAACTACTAACATCCCTAGCGGAATTATGTATTACGGACTTGCTAACGGAACATTTAACCTTGAGAGTGGCAGAGCGTATCAAATGTTTGTTGGGGCTGGTGGTCTAAGACTTACCCCTAACCAAAATGTGGCTATGGAGTTGTTGCTCAGCCCTGCCCCAATCAAGGTTACTGACACTAATGAGTTTGGTCGTCTGTCATTTGTGCTACCCACTACTGGTGGCACTAACCAATACTTCAGGGATATGATTGGCTACTTCCAAAGTGTTCCTGCCACTGGTTCTACTTTTGCTAGCGGGGTGACCACAAACCTGACTAGCGCGACAATTAGCAGTTGGTCTAAAGGCACTGGTAGCAGTACAGTAACAGTCACCCTCTCTAACGCTACTCCTCTAACTAACTACTTAAAAACTAATGACTATGTTTCTATTAGCAATGTTGTCCCAGCAATTTCTGGAGAGAGCGCCCTATACAACGGCATTTTTCAAATAACTAAAGTCAACAACTCGGCGTTTACATATGTACACGGCGGTGCTACAACTCCTAGCGCAAGCAATAGTGCTGGAAATGTTGTCCTAGTGGAGCCTCAATTGCTAGACACTGCTGCTACTTTTTCTAACACTTCAGGAGCCACTTCTACCGCAAATACTATTTCCTTTGCAATAAGAAACTACTTTGTCCCCGGTCAAAGAGTAAGCGTTACTGGATTCTCCGCCCCTAACACTGCTTGGAATGTTACTGATGTCTTTGTTACTAGCGCAAATGCCACCAGTTTTACTGTATCTTCTAATGCTATTGCTGGCGTATGTACATCTCCTTGTGTAACTGCCACTGTCACTTGGACAAATAATCAACTTGAAGTAAACAAGACTGTCTTACCAGCGCAGACCACAATTTATTGGATTTTGAGACTAAGACACGGCTCTAACACAAATTCGACTTCCACCATTGTTACAACTGGACACCCTGCTGGAATCTTCTCTATCAGTGATATGGGTCAGGCTAAAACACTCACTTACTCAGCCCCTACTCAAGACTGGACAACTGGATTCCCACCTGCCCTCAAGTCTGGTGGTGCCACTTCCCCCGCGACAAACACCACTACCAGCACTACCACTACTTTTACCACTACTCTAACCGTCACATCTGCGGACAGTGCTTACTACGATAACTACGGTAAGGGCGATGGCGGGACTTCAGACCCGTACACCAACGAGCAGAGCCTCTATCAAGGAAATCCTGGAACGGCTTCTGGAACAAAGAAGTCGGCTGTACTGTTTACCGCATATTCTTATCCTGGTGCCCACGCAAATAACAGGGTAATTACAAAGGTAGAGGTTTATCTAAGAAATAGACACTCATACAACTCTGGAGGTCTAACAACAAGAATCGGTCTCTCTACTGCCACATCTTTGGGCTCTTCTATACCTACTACTGGAGTGACCGCTGGTCCAACCCCTACTAGCACCACTTTCACTAAGGGTCAAGGTAAGTGGGTGACTCTAGGTAGCGGATTCCACACATACGCTAACGCGACTTCATTCAGGACTATTCTCATCAGCCTCACTGACCAAAGTCCAATTACCTATGACTCAACTATTAGCAACTACGGATATTTTGATGGAGACCTACAATCTGACCCGCCAAAACTTCGTATTACCTATACCTACGATGTAACAACATAAGGAAAATAAACAATGGCTATTGAAATTCAAGTCGGTGACTTTGTCCACGCTACGCACCACAATCCAGAGACTGACGCTGTTCTTATCCAACAGTTTGTGGTTACTGAGATATACGACTCCACTCTATTCAAGGGTGGCGAGTTGGATTGCGACATTACTGGAAACTGGACAGTTGAACTTATTAGCAAGGGTCTGGGTAACCTAAATCTGCCTACCTCTATTAGTGAAATTATTGCCACAGACAAGCGTGGAAATAGCCACAAACTCATTGGCAAAAACACTTCTTGGAGGACTGAAGACGGCAAGTCTTACGAAGTTTCGGAAATAGTGAGTTGGGTTGAAGAAGCCTAGCCGCCATTGTGCTAGTCTTTTACAAAGACAGATGAAAGATAACGAATGTATGAAGTGAAAGATGGAGCCAGAACTTTACAGTTTGATGGCGCAGTTTTAGGTAAGTCTTCTTCTTGGCGAAGAGGTTCATACCGCTGGATTGAATTTGAACTATACAAGACCGAGAGCGGTTCTTATGTGCTCTCTAGGGTTGGTATATCTCTCATCTACCACGGTGCTGGTTGCCCGCTTGTAAAAAAGTACGGGCTAAAAGAGTCCTCAGTGAAAGAACTACACGAAGACGCTATTCAGTGTGAAGAGTGTTACCCAGACGAAAGCGTTGACCTAGTCTTCCCTGAAAATTACAGGCACTGGGCACAGGTTTCAGAGGACCCTAAAGCAGTTCTAGAAGCACTATATAAGTACGATGTAGGTGGTGCTAGATACCTTACAAATGTTGCTCAGAGGCTACTTGAAGTGGCGTCTAAAAAAGACTCAGGTATTGATTCTGTTTATAGAATAGAAGTAATCCCGTAAAGGAAGAAGTAAATATGTCGGACTCAGAACAACTCCCAACCGATGAGCAAAGCCCTGAACCGACATTGCCAGCAGATGCCGACATAAGGCACATCGCTTCAGTAGCAATTCATATGAATGAGTTGTTCAATCATTTGAAGAAACACGGCTTTGAAAAAGAAGACGCTCTACATTTAGTTGGTATGGTTCTATCGTCTGGAGTTCTATACAAGTACGATGCTTATACCGATATGACCCTAGACATTGAAGACGGTGGAGACTTTGACTATCCAGATGGCGAAGACTTCGCATAAGTAGTAAACTAACAAAACGACGATTGGACACAAATGACAAGTGGTTTGGCTAATACCCAACTTCACCTAGTAAACAGCGTAGAAAAGGCTGGGGATTTCCTAACTTGGCTAAGCCAGAGACGCCCTCACGATGCTATTGCTATTGACACCGAAACTGGTGAACTACCCGGTCGCCCCCGCAAAGATGCTTTATCTCCTTGGCACGGAAGACTCCGTCTAGTCCAAGTAGGAGACGGTGAGCAAGGCTGGTCTATCCCTTGGGATGAATGGTCTGGAGTTTTCTATCAAGCGATGGATAAGTTTGACGGTCAGATTGTTTGCCACAACATTGCGTTTGAGGCTAAGTGGTTTGAGATGCAATCCCGTTGGTCTATGCCGTGGCATCGTGCTCACGACACAATGATTATGTCGCAGATTATTGACCCTATCGGCTCCGCTGCCCTCAAGCGTTTGACTTCTCAGTATGTCGACCCTAAGGCTGCTGCCCTACAAAAGCACTTAGATGATTCTCTACACGAGAACGGTTGGACTTGGGGTACTGTCCCAGTCAACTTTGAGCCTTACTGGTCTTATGGTGCGTTGGATACTGTGCTCACTATGAAATTGTTTGAGCGTTTTTGGGAGCAGTGCGGTCCCAATCAGATTTACTCCGTGCCTTATGAACTTGAAATGGCAACTCGCAAGATTGCTACTCGTATGGAACTCAACGGTGCTCGTGTTGACCTTGACTACTCGCAAAAGAAGTTTGACGAACTAAACGACTATGGCGAAAGTGTCCGTAAGTGGGGTTTTGAAACTTACGGTGGTTCCATCACAAGCAATATTCAGTTGGTTCGCATACTTGAAAAACTAGGTGCTGACATTACCGAGACAACTCCGTCGGGGCAGAAGTCGGCGTCTAAGGACCAACTGATGATGCTGGTTCGCGATGGGTCGCCTGAGGTTCAGCAGTTGGCTGAGGTTGTTCTAAAACAACGCAAAGCGGATAAGTTGGCAAACACTTACTTCAAGAACTTCCTTGAGGGAAACATCAATGGAATTGTCCACCCATCTATTCGTACCCTTGCGGCACGAACTGGGCGTATGTCTATCACCGAACCTGCCCTACAGACTTTGCCGTCTGGAGACGCTACTGTTCGTCGTGCTTTTATTCCTAAAGATGAAGACCACCTAATCATTTCTTCTGACCTTGACCAAGTCGAGTTCCGTCTTACAGCGAACCTTAGCCAAGACCAAGACCTAATCAATCTGTTCAACGAGGCTGACCGCACTGGTGGAGATGTGTTTACTGAGATTATGCGTCAGGTATACCAAGACCCGACAGCGCAGAAGTCAGACAACCGACGCAAACTTATCAAGGGTGTAGTTTATGGAAAGTTGTACGGTGCTGGTGTAGCGACTATGGCACTGACCGCTGGAGTAGCAGATGCTCAGATGAAGTCGGTTGTAGATGCTTTTGATTCTAGTTATCCTGGTGTCCGTCATATGGCTCAGGCTATTGAAGATGCTGGTATGCGTCGCCTCAAGACCGAGGGTTCTGGCTATGTAAAGACTAGAACTGGTCGCCGTCTGCCTTGCGATGATGACCGTGTGTATTCGCTGACTAACTATTTGATTCAAGCAAGTGCTGCTGAAATCTTCAAACAAAACCTAATCAAACTTGACCAAGCAGACTTGACTGAGTATTTGATTGTCCCTGTTCACGATGAAATTGTTTTGAATGTTCCAAGAGAGGGCTACGAAGACATTATGCAAACTGTAAAGCAATGTATGACAACTACAGAGGGTTGGGATGTCCCGCTCACCGCTGGTGTAGACGGTCCGTTTGAGAACTGGGGGAGCAAGTACGATGAGTAAGCGTCTAATTCTCAGTGTTGACCCTGGTAAAGCCAGCGGTATCTGCTTGTTTGAGTACGAAAAAGGCTATGAACCAAAACTTGTGTGGTCTGGTGAGTATCAGCAAAACGAGTATGCTCAGCCGATTAGAAATGCTTTTGTTTCTTACATTCAATACGGTATGCCAATAGACATAGTCTGCGAGAGATTTACTATCAACGCTCAGACTGTACGCAACGCTCAGGCTCCGTACTCGCTAGAGCAGATTGGTATTCTCAAGCAGATTATGCTTGACCACAAAATTGACCCAGAAACAATTATTTTCCAGTCTCCAGCAGACGCTAAGGCTATGTTTAGCAATGAAAAACTTAAGACCTTAGGCTTTTGGCACAAAGGTGGCGAGGGGCACGCACTTGACGCAATCCGACACGCCGTGCTACGATTAGTGAAAATTGGTTGGATTCCTACTAAACTTCTAGATTAGTTAGAGATACTATCGAAAAAAGTAAATAACTATTCGCGTTTCGTGATAGTATGTATGTAATGACGAAAGGAAGCCAACTATGGCTATCAATGTAGAACTAGATTCAACGGGTTCAGACATTATTATTGACGCAGACTGGCGTTTCAAGGAACTCTGTAAGAGTCTTCCTGGCGCTACCTTTGACGGCTCAATCAGCAGGTGGAAAATTCCTGTGTCTTGGTCTGCTTGCCTAGCACTACGCTCAACATTCAAAGATGAACTTGTACTCGGCGATGCCCTAAAGTCTTGGGCTTCTAACGAGCGTGCTGTCAGGATTGACCCTGCTATGGCTCTACGCGACCTAGAAAACTTACCCGATGGTGAGACTGGCAATGAAGACCTATTCCCCCACCAGCGTGCTGGAGTGAAGTATTTAGCCGTTGCTAAGCGAGCACTTCTCGCCGACGAACCAGGTTTAGGTAAGACCGCTCAGGCTATTCGTGGTCTAAAGCAGATTCAGGAAAATGGCGATGCCGTATTCCCAGCAATGATTGTTTGCCCTAACACTCTGAAGAAGAACTGGCAACGCGAGTTCAAGAGATGGTGGCCAGAAGTAAAGGTACAAGTTATCTCTGGAACTGCTACGCAACGCCGTAAGCAGTTTGAAGAAGAGGCTGACATCTATGTAATCAACTGGGAATCACTACGCACCCACTCACGCCTAGCACCTTATGGTGCGATTGCTCTTGCTCGCTGTAAGGCTTGTAAGGGTCACGACGACCGAGTAACTGAAACTCGATGCGAAGTTCACGAGCGTGAACTAAATCGTATTGACTTCAAGGCTGTGGTTGCTGACGAAATGCACCGCTCAAAAGACCCTAAGTCTAAGCAGAGCCGTGCCCTATTCGCAGCAAGCGGTAACGCTGAGATTCGTTTTGCTCTTACTGGAACTCCTGTGGCAAACAATGTCCTAGATATGTGGGCAATTCTTCACTGGATTAGCCCTAAGGAATTCCCTACAAAGAGTAAGTGGATTGACCGTATGGTCGACACTATGCTCAATGCGTTTGGTGGAATGATGGTTCTTGGACTAAAGCCACATATGGAAGACGAGTTCCACAAGACTGTCGACCCTATGATGCGTCGTATGCTCAAGGCTCGTGTACTTCCTTGGCTACCTGAGATTATGAACGAGCGTCGCGATGTCGAGATGTCTACTAAGCAGAAGAAAGCCTACGAGCAGATGCGCGACAATATGATTGCGTTGCTTGAAGACCCGTCTGGCAGTGCTGACACTTTGGTAGCACCTAGCGTTCTTACTCAGACCACTCGCCTACTTCAGTTTGCTAGTTCATACGCTGAAATCAAGGCAGACGAGAAGACAGGTGAGCCTAAGGCTACTTTGTCAGCCCCCTCTTGTAAGGTTGATGCTCTAATGGATGACATCAAAAACGGAGACTTCGGCGACGACAGCGTTGCTGTCTGTGCTGTATCTCGTCAGTTGCTAGAACTTCTTAGTGAAGAACTAGATAAAGCGAAGATTCCACACGGAATGATTACTGGAGCACAGAACGAAGAAGAGCGTCAAGAATCTATTGACGACTTTCAATCTGGTCGCACCAAGTGGATTCTGTTCACAGACAAGGCTGGTGGTGTCGGTGTAACACTTACCGCAGCACGCCGTCTCGTTATGCTACAGCGACCTTGGTCGCTCGTAGACCACAAGCAAGCACTAGACCGTGTCCACCGTATCGGTTCTGAGATTCACGACTCTGTTGTGATTATGGATTATGTAACTGAGGGCACTCTCGAAGAGCGAGTTATTCAAGTTCTAGAAACTAAGGCTGAAAACTTTGAGCAGATTGTTCGAGACAAGAGTAAGTTATTAGAGTTGCTAAAAGATGACAAGGCAGGTAAGTTGTAAATATGAATGACGAAACTACAAATGAAGTAGAAGTTTCTCCTGAAGAGAAGAAACCATACACGCTCTCTAACTCAGAGATTCAGGTATTCAAAGACTGCCGTCGCAAGTGGTGGCTTGGCTACTACCGCCGTCTACAGCCACGCACTAAGCAGTTCACTGGTGCTCTAGCGTTAGGTTCTCGTGTTCACGAGGCTCTAGATATGCATTATTCCAGCGGTCAAGACTTGCTTGAGGCTCACTCACAACTTGTTGAACGCGACCTAGCAAAACTCGTTGCTGAGTACCGCGACACATATGACCTTGAGGCTGAGGCTGAACTTGGTCGCATTATGCTTGAGGGCTACCTTGAGTGGATGGCGGCTGAGGGCATTGACGCAGACCTAGAAATGATTTCTACTGAAGAGATTATTCAGATGCCATTGTTTGATGGCGATGTAGTTCTTCAAGGTAAGTTGGATATGCGTGTCCGTCGCAAGAGTGATGGTGTTCGTATGTTCCGCGACTTCAAGACTGTTGGTGGTTCGTTCTCGGACTTTGCTAATCAGGCTCAGATGAATGAGCAGATTCTTACTTATATGCTTTTGGAATCCGCTCAGAACAAGAATCCTGAAGAGCGTTCCGAGGGTGGCATCTTCACAATGCTAAAGAAAGTAAAGCGTACTGCTAACGCACGCCCACCTTTCTACGAGCAGATTGAAGTCCGCCACAACCAGTACACAATGCGTTCTTTCTGGCAAAGAATCCACGGTACTATCTCTGACCTTATGAATGTCAAGAAGTCTCTTGATGCTGGGGCAGACCCTAATTTTGTCGCTTACCCAAGTCCTGGCAAGGACTGCAAGTGGAAGTGTCAGTTCTACACTATTTGCCCGCTTATCGACGACGGTTCCGCCGCCGAGGCAGCAATTAGTGAGATGTATGAGTCAGCCGACCCATATGGTTACTACAAATCAGAAGACGAAAAGAAAGGTAGTGAGAACTAATGTCAGAAGTACATCGTTCCCTTACTCTCATGGTCTATGGCGAGTCAAAAGTTGGTAAATCAACTTTTGCTGTCACAGCACCGTACCCTCGCCTGATGCTAGATGTTGAGGGTGGACACCGTTTCCTACCCATCAATGTAAAGTATTGGGACCCAATGCGCGAAGAGCCACCTGTGGCTGACGGCACTTGGGACACCGTAGTTGTTCAGGTTCGCGACTACGATGTAGTCCTAAAAGCGTTCCAGTGGCTACAGTCTGGTAAGCACCAGTTCAAGTCGCTTATCATTGACTCCATCTCAGAACTTCAAGTGAAGTGTATGGATAACATCGCTGGTACAGAGCAGATGAAGATGCAACAGTGGGGCGAACTACTTCGCCACATGGGGCATCTTCTACGCGACCTACGCGACCTAACCTCGCACCCTACTCAGCCACTTGAGGCTGTAGTTATGACTGCTATGGCTAGCCGTGGTCAGGATAATCGTATGCACCCTTATCTACAGGGTCAGTTGAAAGTTCAGGCTCCGTACTTCTACGATGTTCTCGGATACATCTCTAACGAGACTATTCCAAACCCAGACCCAACTCAGTTGCCTTACAAGGCACGCCGTATGTATGTGGAACGCACGGATGAGGTTGAGGCTGGAGAGCGTGTTCAGGGTCGCCTTGGTGCGATTGTTGAACAGGAAAACCTCGGAATCGAGCGTATGCTCGACATGATTTTCGGTGTAAAGACCGAGAAAAAGAAATCTGCCTAGAACCGTTCTAGCAGATAACACAACCCAAGTAAGGTATGGTGAGTGCTATGAGTAGCATTAACTGGGCAGATTTAGTAAAGGATGCTGGCGATGTCGCTGGCGGAAGTTACGAGCCGTTGCCCGACGGCGATTACGACCTCAAGGTAATTGAGGTAAAGAGCACAGTTACCGCTAGCGGTAAGACTATGTTCAAGTTGACTACGGAAGTTCAGGGTGGTGCTTACAACAAGCGTCGCGTCTGGGACAACCTAGTTATCTCCCCTGAGAACAAGAACGCCCTGGCTATCTTCTTCTCTAAGATGGCTGCTTTAGGACTACCTCGTGAGTTCTTCAACAACAACCCATCAAACGCTCAGATTGAGGCATCACTTGATGGCAAGGTTTTCCGTGCCAAGGTTGGTTCTCGTACATGGAACGGTGACAAGCGTAATGAACTCACCAAGTACTATGTTCAGAGCAACCAAGTTGCTGCCCCTGTAGCGAGCACTGCTGGTGCTGCGGTTCCACCGCCACCACCTGCACCTGCTCCTGCACCTGCTAGTGCGCCACTTTCGGCACCAGCAGACGCTCCTTTCTAGGAACCACTAAAGAGGGACATCGCTCGCTATAATTAGTAGTGGGCGGTGTCCCTTTTCACATATACAAATAAGGAAATGATGTCAAAGGTTTTTCTCACTGGTATGTCTGCGCCACAGGCTTCGCCTAGTGCAAACGAAAAGTCCCTAAGTTTTGCTGGGGCACTAAATAAAGTTTTGACCAGTGCTGGTCACGAAGTCACTTGGGCTAGTCCCAGCGTCTATATGACTGAAGAGACTCTAGATAAGTTTGATGCCGTGCTAGTTGGTGTAGCACCAATCAGTAGCGTCGGCTCTAATAGGGTCTACGGTGCTCTTAGTGTAATTAATACGCTAAAGAACTCCAGTAAGTTGACTCTATACATTGACACCCCAAGCACAAGCCAGATTGAGCCAAGCCTAAAGTCTGTAATCTCTAATCCAGATAGCCTCACTAAGTCTTTCTTTTCTTATCGCAAAGAGTACTCTAATGTTGTTGCTGATAAAGATTTGCTCTCGTCGGTAATGGATGGAGTCAAATATCTATACGAGAGTCAGTGGATAACCACTATTTACCCTCAGTTGCCGTGGAAGTCGGAAATAAAAATTTGTATTAATGCTAGGAAAAACCTAGTAGGTATCAACTTGGACTCTCACTTGCTATCTTCAGAACTGGACAAGGTCGATAGAAGACAGAAGTGGGCAATTGATAGCATCTCCTCGCCTTGGGCTAAAAACACTGTTGACACTCTAAGTCTCCCTAACTCTCCTATGAAATGGAATAAGGGCTGGACAGATGAGCAAGTGCTAGAGCAAATTGCCCGTTCTATTGGAGCAATTATCTCGCCTGATAAAAAAGATGGCACTTACTGGTCATATAGATATGTTCAATCTATGAACACAAATACTCCAGTAGTCACAGACTGGAAAGAAAGCCACGCTCTAGGTGATGCGTGGAATGTCTTGGCTACTAGCATTGATACAATGAGTCAAGACAAAAGAGATTTGATTGCTACGGCTCAGCGGGAGATTTACATAGCCAGCATCCCTAGCAAGCAAAACGCTGTAGAAACTCTACAGCAACTAATATTTAGGAAAGACTAATGCCAAAAGTAGACATCGACTGGGTAAAAAACCAGTTTTCTAAAATCAACATCCACAAGGGTACTGGACTAGCAATCATTGAACTACTAAAAGCGTGGGAGCAACTGGACATCAAAAAGCCAGATGTAGCAAAAACTGTACTTTCTGTGTTCTCGGAACTTGCTCAGGGGCACGCCATTGTTCCACCAGATAACTTCACTTGGGTTCAGGCTCGTCGTGGAGACATCAAGGTCAGAGACATTGTTCGTGTAAAAGCAGATGGATTTACTGGAGACGCTGGACACGCTCACAATGGGCGTACTGGAGTGGTAATCGCTATTCGCTCTGGAGACATTATCGTAGACATTACTGACGAGCAAGAGCCAGAACTAAAGGGCGCTCACTATCAGCCAGATGTTCTAGAAAAGAGAGTATCGGCCTAATGAAGACCAAAATTACTTTTGAAGTAGTTGGTAGCAATAAGTCAGATATCGAGCGCAGGGCAATCACTGAAATTTCTGAGTTTTTAGGAATTGAAGCGGGAGCCGTAGAGTCTAAATGCGACATTGAGTTACATATCGAGCCCGAAACAGCAGGGAATTTCAAGGCAACCGTCTATGTGAGGGTAAAGTAATGGGTAATTCAGCACCAGAAAACAAGTCTTGGGCTGCTACTGTCATAAGCAAACTGAAGCCAAAAAGTGTTTTGGATATGGGTCCTGGTGAGGGTATTTATGGAAAAATTGTCCGCACATACTCGCCTAACACTGAAAAACTGGTAGGTGTAGAGATTTGGGCACCTTATGTAGAGCAGTTCCAACTTCGTGAGTTCTATGATGAAGTGTGGATTTGCGATGCTCGTATCTATTCTGACTTCAAATATGACTTAGTAATTCTAGGAGATGTTCTAGAGCATATGAGCAAAGAAGATGCTGTTGCTCTATGGAAAAAAATCTCTAAGCAAGCGAGGTACGCTCTTATCTCAGTCCCAATTATTCACTTCCCTCAGGGGATTCATCACGGTAATCCTTATGAAGTCCATGTAAAAGAAGACTGGACTAGCGAAGAAGTTATAGAAAGTTTTCCTGGCATAGTGGCTCACGAAGACTTTGAAGTTACGGGCATTTACTTAGCAAAGTTTGACAATAGTAAGAAAAAGAAGTAGTATCTATAACACAAATGACAAAAGGACAATCATGCAAACATTCGTACCACTTACCAGCACTGTAGACGACATTGCTAAGGTGCTTGACAACAAGCGTCTAAACAAGCAAGCCCTTGAGGGCTGGCAAATTCTTATGACCCTGCTCGAACTAGACCCGCAAGGCAACCACCGTGTTCCTAAGGGCTGGTACAACCACCCTGCCGTAAAGATGTGGCGTGGACACGAGATGGCTCTCTTTATGTATGTCAACGCAATGGTCGAAGAGTGGAAGTCTCGTGGCTACAAGTCGACTATTGGGACTAAGGCTTGGGGCACTATCCAAGTTGCTATGTCTAAAGGCATTATTAGCGATAGCACACTAGATGCTCCGCAGTGGATTGAAGACAGAGACCTGTTTGAGCAAATAGCATCTAGCCACAGATTAGCCCTGCTCAACAAAGACTACGAGTGGTACTCGCAGTTTGGTTGGGCTGAAGACACTGGCACTAAGCCAGAAACTTACGAATACATCTGGCCTGTGAACTAAATAATAAACGGCGTGTTGCGCTGATTTATTCTATAAAACAAGTTATTCTTTTATAGAGGTAATTCTATGAAAGATTCACGCAAAGGCGAAACTCTATGGAGTGAGTGGTTCGGCAACGGCTACTCAAAAGAAACTCCAGAGTCGCTAGTCTTCTACACGGAAGACCATGTAGACATCCATAACGAAATAGTGAGACGCGCTCTAGCCTCTGCCATACAGCGAGACGGTACAACCGACTCTCTTGGCGAGGCTTTTCGTCTACTAGACGGTCCAGTATTAGTTAGTCACGGCTACGCTGGATTTATTGATGAAGAACTCACCCAATGTGATAAAGACGCAATGACAGCCTACGAAGACGAGGCAGAAAGCGTTCTACACATCACTTGGGTTGAGATAAATGGCAATTGACGACACTAACTGGCAAAGTGAGTCGCTCTGTGCCAAAAAAGAAAATGAGCACATGATTGAGTGGTTCTTCTCTGAAGAACCTGAGGAAAAGTATGCTGCTAAAAACTTATGCTTTAGTTGCCCTGTAAGAAAGGACTGTATCAAATATGCCCTTGAGCAAAAAGAAATTTGGGGTGTTTGGGGTGGCAGAGATGAAAACGAGATTCGTAGGATTCTATCTGTCGATGCTAACGGTGACGAATATCGCAGAGGTCGCTACCCTCAGTGTCCTTTCTGTTTCGCTCGTACTAGCAAACTAAAGACATACATTGTTGACTTGCCAGGTGGTGGTCGGTGGACTACCGCTCGTATGGTTGAGTGTACCGATTGTGGATTTGCTTGGCGTAGTCGCACAAGTGCCAATGCGGTAAATGCTTATCACGCTCAGAAGAGCGACAAGAAAAAGCCTAAGAAGTAAGTTTTACAGTCTTACTGGAATAACGCTAATGTTTTCGCGTGGGTCATAATCTCCGCCAAACACCATTGTCAAAAGCCCTGGCTTTGATTCCATACCTGAACGGTCTCGGAACCACTCGCTACCAGGGTCAGTTGTTGGGCACTGAAGCCACAAGCGGTCGCCAATATCCATCGTGCGGAAGTTGTGGAAGTGTCCTGACACCCAAATGTCTGCCCCGCCTAGTGCGGTTTGACCAGCAGCGTGCCCAGACAAGAACTTCATAACATTATTCTGATTTGCTTGGTGTCCGTGAAAAAGTCCTAGCATTGTGCCGTTGACATCTACGGTAAGTGTTTGGTGCCCAGATGATGGATAGCGAAACTCTACATGGGAGAGTGCTGGGTTTTCGGCGCAAGCATCTTGAACTGCTGAAGCAATCTCGACATTCCAACCATCTGCTGGGTCAGCGGCTACCTGACGAGTCACTTCATCGTGGTTTCCGTTGACTACTGGGACAATAATCCGCTCTGCTAGTGGGGCTAATGCTTTTATTTGAGCCATTAGCAATCTTCTAGCAACACGCACCTGCTCGGTAAGTCCTAAGTCAGAAGATGCTAAACCTTGTAATCTTCCGTTCTGAGATACATTTCCCTCGACATGGTCGCCAGGTAGACCAAGAACAATAGTTCCTAGATTCATACCCATCTTTTGTAGACCCTTGAAGCGTGCTACTGATTGTTCGGTGAGGTTTAGTAAGCGGTCAATTGATTGCTGAGTACCGCCAGAGCCAGTCTTCTTACCGATTTGCTGGTCGCTAGGGAATACAGCATATGTGCCGTCGCCAGTAGCAATTTTGATTTTTCGGTCTGGTCGCCAATTCTTTACTTCATCAATAAGTTTCTCGGCGTCTAAGCGCTCTTCTTGCTCTACTGCTACTGGCAGTAGGTTTACTCGAACTGACTCAAGCCACTCTCCTGAGTAGGTCTGCCAGCGTGAGCGACGAAGTGAAGTCACTGACCAAGCGTTCGGGTCTAGGTCAAACTCTTCAAGAATAGTTTTACTATCTGGGACTTCCCCTGCGGGTCTTGGCTTAGAAATAACAAAACCACCCTTAGATTCATCTACATCTAAGCGTGGTCGCCAATCTTCTGGTGTATTCGTGTGTCGGGTATCAGAGCCAGATTTTCCTGGGCTTGACATATCCTCTAAACGGTCTGAAATAGACATTATTTTCCTGTCACTAGGTTGAAGCAACCGCAATCTTTGCGTCGGTGTCTGTCAACAGTACTTAGACTAATATCATAACCCTCTTCGCGAAGTATTCTGGAGAGCGCGACATTGCTAACTCTGCCTGGAACTCGGTCGGGGATTTCAAAAGTTTCAATGAGACTTTTCTTATCGTTTTCTGACAGGGCATCTCCCGAAAGCATTAGACCGATTTTGCAAGGTCTGATACTAGATTCTTTAGATGCTGACTGAAGTCGTTCTGATAGAGACATAAGTAAATCCTTTGGTCAGTTGTGTCATTTTTTATCCTACCTTATAGCGGCTAGATATTAGTTTTTATTTCCTGCTTCTTTGAGCGGCGTGTCTTTGTCGCTTCTACGGGCTGGGTTGGGATAAGAAACTCTTTTATAAGAGCCAATTCAGTTGTTGTTTTTAGGGCGTGAGACTCGATGGTGTTTACTCGGTCTGCTAGAGATGTGCCACCATTTTCCCAGAGTTGGTGCTCTACTCGGTCTAGGCGTTCAGCCAGTGTGCGACCATTTTTATCAACGCCGATGGATTGACCGATTCGATTAGCAACTCTATAGATTGCTACTAGGGAGCCAATGATTACACCGACTGCCGTAATTACCGCTGCTATGGTTAAAATAACTTCTTGAGGCATGGGCTAAAATAGAACTCTCACTTTGGTCTTCATAATGAAGAAGTCTTATGTATTAGTTTATCTAATAAACGAAAAGCCTATTTTTTCTTTTTGAAATTGGCGGCTTTGCTTGCTCTTTCTGAAATACAAAGTGCTACTATGGTGAGACTAGAACAACAAAAAATGATTGAGAGACGGGTACCGTGGAGAGGCTTTTAGACACTGATGTCATCTGACCACATTGAAAGATTAAAAAAGGCAACCGATTGGTATGCCAAACAGGGGTGGAAAGTTCTTCCTTGCTACGGAATCAATGATTCTGGTCGCTGTACCTGTAATGGGCAACACGATGAACCTAAAGATGTGGGTAAGCACCCAGCCATTGGCGATTGGAACACCCGTGCTACCGATGAAGAAAATGTAGTACAGACTTGGTGGAACAACTCCCCTGAGCACAACATTGGCGTTGTCTGTCAGAAGTCTGGATTCTTTGTAATTGATGTTGACCCTCGTTCTGGTGGCATCGACTCTTGGGAAAAGTTCCAAGAACTTATGGAGTATGACTTACCTGAAACCGTGGAAGCCTACACTGGTGCCTACACATACAGTGGTAAGAACTCTCGTGGTCGTCACATCTACTACAGAATTGCTGATAGCGAGAAACTAATCGGAAACCTGAAGACTCTAAATCTTCCAGGTATTGACATTAAGCACAACGGCTATGTCTTGCTTGCCCCGTCTCGCCACTTCTCTGGCGTGAACTACGAGTGGGTTGACGGTAAGGCTCCTTGGCAGATTCCTATTGCGGAAGCCAATGAAAAACTGCTTTCAGTTTTGCGTAAAGGTGGTCGTAGAAACAGCGGGACTTCTCTTGGGGTCTATGACTGGGACTCTATTACTGACTTAGAGTACCGCGGTGAGTCTGTAGACATCGCCAAGTTCCTTGAAGAAGGAATTGAAGAGGGCTCTCGTGCGGTAGATATCTATAAGTTGGCTTGTGCGCTTGCGAACAAGATGGGCGTTGACACTGAATACAAGCGTATGGCAATTGAAACGCTGATGATTCGCTTCAACTATGAAAAAGTTCGCCCGCCTATGGAACTTGAGGGACCTAACTCTCTGCTAATGCACACTCGTCGTGCGATTGAGTTTGTCTCTGAAAATCCTGTCACCGAGCGTATCTGGCCAGGACTACAAACTTGGGCTGAGCAGAATAAGTCCCAAAATGGGATTACATATCAAGGTCAGACTGAGCGCGAAAGCACATCTGACCCAGATGATATGGAGATTTATCAGAGCACTGACTTACACGGAACCGTTGGCGGTGCTGTAGACGAGGCTGCTCGTAATGGAATCTCTATTGCCGAGGCTTTTGGTTCTGGCGATATCGATATTCCTAAAGACCCAGACGCAATCACTGAAGCAGAGGGTGGAACTCCAGGCAAGCGTTCACTCTCCGACATCGGTAATGGTCGTCGTCTTGTGGATTCTTTTGGTTCTTCTATCCGCTATACGCCTGGCATCGGCTGGTTTATTTGGAACGGTCAGTATTGGAAATCTGATGCTGAAGATTTAGGTATGCAGGAGTTGGCTAAGAAATTGGCTCCTATTATTGCTTCCGAAGTGTCGCAGTATGACGACCCAGATAAGAAAAACGATGTAGTCAAATGGGCTAACCAAGCCAAGGCTAATGGTCGCCTAAACGGTGCCATTGAGAGTTCCAACTCTGACCCCAGAATCACCACTTCGGTTGACAGTTGGGATGGCGACAAGCACCTGCTAGGTGTCGCAAACGGCGTAGTAGACCTCAAGACAGGCGAACTAATCAAGGGTAAGCCAGAACTCCACATCACCAAGAGAGCGCCTGTAGGGTACACACAGGGGCTCCGTAATGTGCGTTGGGAGCAGTTTATCGACTACGCCACTGGTGGCGATAAGGAACTTCAGGAGTGGCTACAGCGTGCTGCTGGGTACACCCTCACTGGGTTGAATACCCAAGATGTTATGTTCTTGGTTTACGGTCCACCAGGCTCTGGTAAGAACACATTTGTTGAAGCACTTGTAAAAGCATTAGGCACTCAGCAATACTCTTGGCCTTTGGATTCAAGCATCCTTGCTGCCAATGACGGCAACTCCAGTAGCACAGATTTATACCACTGGGCTGAGTTGCGTGGTCGCCGTATGGTTTGGGTTGACGAGTTGCCAGACTCTGAGCGTCTAAAAGAGAACTCCGTGAAGAAACTAACTGGTTCATCTGAAATCTCTGCTCGTTCTCCGGGTGAGAAGCCGTTTACATTTGAGTCCAGTGCCAAGTTGTGGGTTACTACTAACCACCGACCAATCATTACTGACGAGGCTATGTGGCGTCGTCTTCGACCGATTCCTTGGAGCAATGTTCCTGAGTCTCCAGACCCAGACCTAAAGGCTTACTTGTTTGACCCAGAGGGTGCTTTACCTGCTGTCCTGTCTTGGGCAGTCGAGGGTGCGATTCGGTACTTGGGTTCTTCTGCTCGCGACCCTCTTGGTATGTGTTCTGCTGTCAAAGTTGCTAGCGAGATGTATCAAAAGAATGAAGACCGTATTGGTATGTTCCTTGAAGAAGAGACTAAAGAATCTAATGGTGGAGCGTTGGCAGTAAAGTCTCTATTCTCTGTCTACCGTATGTGGTCTGAAGACCGAGGTGAGCGGGCTATGACTCAGATTGCGTTCCAGCGTAAATTGTCTGACCGTGGGCTGGACATTGTTGGTCAAGGTTCTCGTGCCGAGATTCAGAATATGGTTCTGATACCTAAGGCAGTACCGACATCGACTGATGTCAACTGGGATGCCATAACTAGATTTAACCGTTTCTAGACTTAGATACTTACAGATATGTTGTAGAGTAAAAGAGTCTGGTTGCGGGAGAGTAACAAGACAGGGACTGGGGTCACAAGACCCCAGCCCCACCTAATAGAAAGATAAATACGCATGAAAATTGTTATAGCGACACCTATGTATGGTGGAAACTCTAAGAGCGTCTATGTATCTTGCCTCACTCAGTTGACTGGTGAATTGGCAAAGGCTGGGCACACTGTAAACATTATGTCCATCACCAATGAAAGCCTCATTACTAGAGCGCGAAACACTCTTGCTCATATGTTTATGAAGAGCGACGGTGATGCTCTTCTATTCATCGATGGAGACCACGGTTGGGTATCTGAAGACATCGTAAAGATGATTAACTCTGGTAAAGACCTTATCGGTGCCATCTACCCAATGAAGTCCATCAACTGGGACAACATCCGTGCCGCAGCGCTTGCTGGTAAGGAAAACCTAGAACTCTACTCTGGCAACTTTGCCGTCAACTTCCTACCTGAGCCTCAGAACTTCAAGGCTGATGAACCTTTCAAAGTT